GGTGCAGCTACGAAGGAAATCAAGTGTTGGATGAAGGTCGGACGTCAGTTCTACTTTGACGATGGATCGGCAGAGCCTCAGGATCAGCTAACGTTTGTTTGCTGGGCAAGTAATCCGTCCGATGGTACTGGTACCGTTGCTAGTGCATTCCGGTACAGGTTGCGTGCAATTTGTTACTGGCGTGAGCCTAGGGGCGGTTAGGCCAACTGGCACAAACTCGGGCTACGCCCTCGTTCAAAGATCCCGCTCGCCGGCCTGCGCGAAGCGCCTAGCGCGGGACTAAGAATTTAAATAATGTAGATTATTGGTTATAATGCGATGCGAACCGGTTATATAAGTTTGTTAACTATGGATTAAATGTGTTTTCACTAATACGAGTAATTTTAAATCGGTCTTGGGACATAGCCTGCCGGTCTGGTTCTTCGTTGCAGAAAACAACTACATGGCATGGCGGCAAGGTTTTTGAACCTGAGTCGTACTTAGGGCTGAATACTTCGCCGTTTTTCAGCATTTCTAGTACATGATATTGGAGATACTCCATTCCTCTTCGAGGTATGTCGAACAAGATGATAAATCTTTTAGGGTTAAGGGCATGGGCAAAATCATCGCGTTTTCCGATTTGTAAGATTTGAACTTTGGCAAAAAGTTTGTTTTTTAAATATTTGCAGATCCAGCTCTTACCATTGTTACCGATAGGGTCGACTATGAATTGAATAGTACGGTCGTCGGGCTCGCCGTCGAGGTCGTTGACGAGGTCTCGTTGCCATCCATCACGAGGCAGTCCAATTTCTCGTGCAGGAGGTCGATAGAGTGATGCAACAGTCTTAAGGACTGCATTACGCTGAGGTCCCATGAGTCCGGGGTATTTGACATATAGCTCCTCTTCGGTAGGGGCTTCGTCGCCGGCCTCTCGAAGGTCAAGGACGTATTGGACAAGGGACTGCCATTGGGGTTCTTTTGTTGCTTTCTTGGGGAGGGTTCCGTGCTCAATAAAGTCGCCGTCTTTCTTGCAGTACTCAGATGCTTGAAGGGGTGTTCCTCGTGAGACTTCAAGGTGGATTCGGTCGGTGCCGAGTAAGTTTTTGACATTTTGCAGCCGTTTCTCGGTGAGGAATATGACATATCCCTGTAAATGTGGTGTACCTGATTCACCGGTTTCGCGTGCGTAAATCGAGTATTTGAATACAGGTGATGCTAGTGCTTGTGCGACGGATTCCTCCTCTGCAGTAGTGTAGTTGTTAAGGGTGAAAACCCAACGCTTTGCTTTGGGAGGCATTTTGAGATTTGTGAGAGTGGCGGGTGGCGGGGTAAAGGTCCAGGGGTAATACTAGACCCTGGACCCCCATAATTTTATCATGGCACAATATTTTACTCCTCGTAATTTAAACGCTTTCGCTCAAGGTTACTACGCTTTCAACGAGTTAGGAAAGCGGTACGACGCAGCTAAGGAGGTAGGTGCTATCCTCCGTCAACGGTATAATCGATATTATTATACTGGGAGTTTGAAACGGAAGTATTCAAAACCGTTAGGTGCAAGTAACACGACTGCTATAGTCCGTAAGAGGTCTGCGAGGTCACGAAAAATGCCGATTAGTCGTTCGTATCGTCGACGAGGTCGTCGTATGATGCGGAAACGCATGGTGCGTCGAGTTCCAAGGAAAGCTCGTTGGCAAGCCAAAGCTCGTAGGATGGTAGGAAACCCGCGGAATTATAGTACGTCAAAGACAACGGAAAGTCAGTTGCCGGGAGTTCTCACAACGGTTGCAACTAGTACCGTTAGTGCGCGGGGTTTGATTCAAATCTCAGGAACAAGTATTAATTCCATTAATGCACGGCAGAGAGACACGTGTATTGTTAACGGGATTCGGATGGATTTGACATTTGAAAATCTTTTGAATGATCGAATCTATATCAATTGGGCCGTTATCCATGCTAAACAAGGGCAAAACATTAGTTCGACTACTCCGGATTTCTTCCGGTCTTACGGGAGTGAGAGGTCGTTTAATGCGGACGCTAGCGCGACGGTTACTGGATTATCGTATTCAGTAGCTCAGATCAATACGGATGAGTTCCTCGTGTTAAAACGTGGAAAGTTCATGTTGACACCGGCAGCAACTTTGGCTGGTGATGTACCGCCTCGGGGGTACAATTACGGTGCAGCTACGAAGGAAATCAAGTGTTGGATGAAGGTCGGACGTCAGTTCTACTTTGACGATGGATCGGCAGAGCCTCAGGA